CGATAGACCCAGTCGGCGCAATAGCTCTGACGCCCTTGGGTTTTGCGGTCCCAAAACTATATGAAAGGTGTTCTGCCGTCGTATCAGAGCGGCCCTTGTACACGGCAAGCCAGTCATGAAGTTCTGACGTGACTTGGTAGGTAGAACCCCGCTTAATGAGCCACTCGTGAATGCCCATAAGGCCGAGGCCGAGACGGCGGTTCTTTTCACGAACTGCGTAAACTTTGTCATAGGGGAGGTGCGCCTTGAATGTCCCGCAGAACAGGAACTTGGTTGCTAGTTCAACAACATCACGAAACTCTTGAAGAGTATCAATCCGACCCATGTTGACAGAGCCAAGATTACAAACATCGGAGTCGTCTTCTGAAGTGACTTCAGTACAGGCATTGCGTAAAGTTTCATTTTCTTTCTCATAGAAGTTAAAGGAAAAGCCGGGTTCGGCTGTCTTGAGTGCTTGCTTGACGTTCTTTCGGAACACAGGGCCGACGTCACCAGTCTTGTTGTAGTTCTCCAGCCACGCTGTGTCGTAGTTGACGGAGATGTTGGTCATGTCGAGGGGAGCAGGGAAGTTGAAGTTCTTTTGCTTCACGTCCCACAGCGTCAGACCGGGGACGACCTCTTGCTCGTGCCAGTCCTTGGCTACCAAGAATTGGTCAATATCGCCGTGAGAATGATTAAGGCTAGCGTAGATGGCACTCCGACGAGAACCACCTTGCATGACATTTCGTCCAATTTCGTTGACCATGAACATCTTAGGAATTGGGCCAGAAGCTGTCCCGCCAGTCCTGCCGAGACGAGAACCAGAAGCGCGATAACGAGAATAGTCAACACCGATACCGCCTCCTGTCATCAGGCATGATTCTGTTTTCCAGCTAAGATTTGCCCAATCCTCTCGTGTATCTTCTTCAGCTCGAAGGAGATAGCAGTTGTTGTAGAATCTGGCAGACCGACCAGCGTAATAGAGATAGCGGCCTCCCGGGATGAATTTGAGATCGGCGATGTACTGTACGAGCTGATCTTGTTCTGATCGGGGAATAAGGCCGTCACAGACATCCTTAACGAGGGTACGCGCAAGCTCGTCCCAAGACTCCGCTCCCTCGTGTCTATATTTCTGGTTGAAGATGTCTTCACTGAACTTGCTCCGGAACTGGGGATTTACGTTGCTCTTGAAAATTGTCGTCCTCCTTCACACTAATATCTTCCCAGTCAAGGGTATTAAAGACACGACGGAGATACTCTTTACCTCCGTCTACGGCTACGTTGCCGCACTTGCAGTACCGGAAGTCGTGGGTGTATTTGCTTTCCGGCTCGTCGTTACACAGCTTACACCTAACTGCATTCTTGATAATCATGGGGTACTTTCAGAGAAAGAAAAACCCCGGGCTTTTACACCCGGGGCTGTACTCTAATTACCTGTAGCTAGTTTAGACTACAGGCGGCTCGTCCTTCGGAGGAGCAAGGAAGCTGTCCTTGAAGAAGACAAGAACAGCAGAAGCCATGGCGACGCCGAGCGTTCCCACGGCTTCGAGTTGTTCGACAGTAAGCGACACTGCCATCGAGATAGCTGCAAGAAGGCCAACCCACGTTGTCTTCTCAGCTAGTCGCTCAACGATGTATTTAATTACGGAGCCCATATTGGATCACCTCCTCATCGATGCCGGGAATTCGGCTACTACTGGACAGCAGGGCAGGATTTCCACCTGCATCGTCAATCTTCTCAAAAGAGACTTAAGTGTTAGTCGACCTGCCGGAACTCTTACTTTACACTATATTATACCACACTAGTCGTCCAAAGTCAAGTCCCTTTTGGGCCCATAGCGCCGCGACCTTCTGTCGTCATCCGTTTCGTCCAGTCTTCGCTTTCCAAGCGGCGACTTCTTTTTGGATGTAGTCTGAGACAGTCGAAGTCTGCGTGACAGCTTCTCCTGCTCCTTCAACTCGTTTGGGTCCATTCTTCCTTAGTTCCATATCAAGGGCAATAACAAGTCGGGTAATAGCGTGGGCAAGGTGGCTTTCCCCAGAGTCAACGTCGTTGTCGTCGATCTCTTGCCACTGGTAGATGTGGCCACAGGCCTTGTTGATCTGGTGGTGCATTCCCTTGGGGCCATCAGCCTCAAGATCGTGCCAGCCAAACAGGCCGTGCTTGCCCGCGCCGTGGTCAAAGACACGGTCGAGAGAGGTCATGACCTCAGGAGGGAAATACTTACTCTTCATTTTCGGGCTACTCGTAACCGAGTTCTTCCAGAATGGCGTCAAGATTTCGCTTAGCTCTTGCAGGGAAGGCCCCGAGTAGCTCAGCAACTGTGATGTCGAGAAACTCAGCGAGTTCTCCGGCTGTCCATCGTCTGTCAATTAGTTCTCCCAATTCATCGAGGTCCATAAATTTCTTTTAACCTTTTCATCGAGACCCACTCCAAGTCATAATCACCGTCCTCGACTCCCCGCTTAATGACGACTCCAGACGACCAGTACCGCGCGGAGGCTCGTGCAAAGCTGGGGACGTAGTCTTGGAAGACGCCGCAAGACAGTCCATGAACCCGTTTGCTGTTTCCTCGGACTCGAACCGCATGGTCAAAGAGATGCGAGTGCCCCTGCGTTGCAGATTGCAACTGCTTGGATAGTATCGCGGCTCCCAGATTAACGCCTCCAATAGGTCGGCCCATGACACCTGAAGCGAAGTAATGCGAGTATTGGATTCCATCTACTTCGACGATCTCAAGAAAGGGGTATTCTTCAAATCCATATTCCTTTGATTGAAGGTCTCGAAGACTGATTGTACCGTCAAGAACGGGGTCGGTTTCGAGAACTCGATTAATCCTGTGCTCGTGATTTCCCAGACATCGGATTTTCCTCGGCGCTTTTCTTCGGAGCTTTTTGAGAGGAGCAAGTAGTCGGTCTTGTGCATCAATTCCCGCAGATATGTCGAGACTATATCTACGGTTTTCAAAACCGCGCTTTCCTTTGTCATAGGTGCAGAGGGATGCCATGTCCCACCAATCTCCAATATCAATAATGACATCGGGTCTGAGTTCGGCCACCAATTGACCGAGAAGGTCATATCGGTCGTTGTTGTGGTCGGGGTGTGCATGTGAATCCGGGATGACTAGATGGACTTTAGACATAATCTTTTAGGGTCTCCAAGGTACACCACAGAAACCCGTTCTTCTCTGCCCACTCAGCGTGGGTCAGCTTCTTCTTGGGTAGACGCTGGTGAGGTTTCATGAAGCAAAATACAATGCGACGCTCAGGGTGAGCGCGCCGTACAGCACGCATCTTACGGACGTCTTCAACATCGAGGTATCCTTTGGCCTCCACGATTGTGCCAGTCCGCCGACTAGTGAAGTCGGGGATGTAGTCAAACTCGTAGGGGAGCTTTTCAATCTCGTGCCCGAAAGTCCGGGGGCGGAGACGGTTGAGCTTTCGCCCAACCTCCCCTTCGAAGTCTGACCGCTTAGCTGGCAAGCTGCGCGCCAGTGCTTATGTACGGCAGGCAATGGATGACCCGGTGATACGGCGTCAGGAACACTGGCTTGCCCTCTTCCTCTTCAGACGAGAAGAAGGTAAGCAGGGGGCCTGAGAACGACGGGTAGCCAGTCACAAAGTGCTGTGCAAAGTTTCCTTGTCCGGCCTCAAGTACAACGTCCCAAGAGGGCGGCGGTTCAACCGCTTCTTCATTATCGGAAACAAGTTTCATGTGTTGTTGTTATTCCTTCCAGAACGTTGTTGTGATTTCATCTACTTTTGGTGTTTCAAAGACCTCAACGAGATAAGTGGGCCCTGACGCGTAAGAAAATACTCGCAGACCCCTACCTCTGTTAGCATCAGACCAACACTCTCGTTTGTGAGAGCAGAAGACGCAGCCCATTGGTAGACCCTTGTTGCCTGATTTCCCAACCGCAACTGGCTCATAACATCGAGCAGGGGGAGTGGTCCGCGTGAGAGCATCTCTTAACTCCGCAATTTTTGGAGACGGGTCTTGTACAGGTACATGGAGTAGAGCCTGTTTAGCTCTTTCCTTTTCGATGGCCCAGATTGCCGCATGCGCAGCTTCAGCCTTAGCATAACCTGAGATTTGGGAGACATATCCGAAGGGATCATCCCCGTGTAGCAGGCTGCCGTCAGCGAACTTACCAAACGAGAACTTCG